CATCACGTGCCTTTGCTACTCCACGTAGCTGGTCATTTGTTAGCGAGTTGTTGCATGATGACGACACTGAAGAAAGCACACTAACCGATCTTACTTGCGGTGCTATTGGTGAAGGCCTGGCTGTTAAGTTTATGGCACACCGTAAACATGCCAGCAAGATGCCAAACCCAACAGATATTCTGTCTGGCAAGGTTAAGAAAATGGATACTAAAGAAATCTCCGCTATGTATTCATTGACCGTTTCATTGTGCTACGAATTGAAAGAAGCCAATGACAAACGTGCCAAAGATTGGGACAGCCAAGTTAACTGTTTCTTCCAATTTATGATGGACAATTTTGAAACAGAATTGGTTATCATGGGTACTAAATTGGCACTAAGCCAATACAAGTTGCCGTTGGACCCAGACGAGATCAAATGCTTCGATGACTTCCATGCCAAATATGGAAAGTACATCTCAGCGGCAACAGAAAAGAACTCGCGCTAAAATGATTGACACCGCCCTAGGGCGGTGTTATAATATAAGTATATTGTAAACAGGAGCATTTAATGTCACATCTCGATCCTATCATTGATAACATTATTGTCGCCCGTGTTGGACTGTTGCTACGTCATCCATTTTTTGGTAACATGGCAACTCGTCTAAAAATTGTAGACGGTAGTGACTGGTGTGCTACTGCCGCTACAGACGGTCGCCACATTTATTTTAACCGAGAGTTTTTTCAGAAATTAAGCATTAAACAAATTGAGTTTGTTATTGCTCACGAAATCTTGCACAACGTTTTTGATCACTTGGGCAGGAATGAAGGTCGCGATCGTAAAATCTTTAACATTGCCGCAGACTATTGCGTAAACGGACAGTTGATTCGAGATAACATTGGAGAAGTTCCTCCCAAAGAGATCAAGATCTTCCATGACCCTAAGTATTACAACTGGGGTGCAGAGCAAGTTTACGACGACATCTTTAATAAGCATGATGAAGATGAACTCAGTGCATTAGGTCAATTGCTTGATGATCACGTTGACTGGGGTGACGGAGATCAACAGGCTAACGGTTCTCGTCCACAATACAGCAAAGAAGATCTTAAAAAGATCCGTGACGAACTTCGTGAAGCAGTGGTACAGGCAGCTCAGGCCGCTGGTGCAGGAAATACTCCTGCAAACATCCAGCGCATGATCAAAGAATTTACTGAACCTAAAATGGACTGGAGACAGATCCTGCGTCAGCAAATTCAAAGTACCATTAAAAATGACTTTACCTTTATGCGTCCGAACCGTAAGGGCTGGCATATGAACGCTGTTCTTCCAGGACAAAATTATCAAGAGACAATTGATATTTGTATCTCTATTGATATGAGTGGCAGTATTGGCGACGACCAAGCTCGAGATTTCCTTACAGAAATCAAAGGTATTATGGAAGAGTACAGAGACTTCAAGATTAAACTTTGGTGTTTTGATACTGCTGTCTATAACGAAGCAGACTTCGACGGCTATTCAATTGACGAGTTCGAAGACTATCAAGTAGCAGGTGGTGGCGGTACTGAGTTTATGGCTAATTGGGATTACATGAAAGAGCACGACATCAATCCTAAGAAGTTTATCATGTTCACAGACGGTTATCCTTGGGGTAGCTGGGGCGATGAAAACTATTGCGATACAGTATTCATTATCCACGGCAATGACACTATTGTTCCTCCATGGGGCGAGTTTGCCTATTACGAATTTAAGAATGAATCTAGAGTTTGATGCATTCAGTAGCGGGCAAATTGATAGTAAACTATGGGCCGCTGAAAAATTAGAGTGGTGTGTAAAGGAACACGATATTGCCCCCTTAGACATGTATGTGCTAGGGGGGTGGTATTCTTTACTGCACTTTATTCTTAAAGTTAGAAACAATCTTGAAATAACAACCTGTAGGTCATTTGATCTTGATCCCAGTGCATGTTCTGTAGCTAATGCTATTAACAACACATGGGAATCTCAAGACTGGAAGTTTAGAGCATATCCACAAGATATCAATACTATTGATTATCCGCTGTCTGTTAACTGTGTAATTAATACAGTTACTGAGCACGTAAAAGGCACAGCATGGTATGATCGCATTCCATCTGGCGCTCTTTGCCTATTTCAATCTAACGACCTAACACATCCAGATCACATAAACACTGTATCTAGTATAGAAGAACTAGAACAAAAGTTCCCATTATCTGAAACATTTTTTACAGGTAGCAAACATATGGGATCATATACTAGATACATGATAATAGGTAAAAAATAATGGCCTTAAAGAACAGCAAGCCTAATCCTTTAAATTTTTTTAATCTAAGGAGAGTAGCATACTCTGCTCCGCATTTTGCGTATACTAAATTAGATCGCTACACTCCAACATTAGTTAAAGATATTGATAACTGGATTAAACTCAATCTTAACGGAAGATACTATATCGGCCAAGATTTAACACTAGATCATACAAATACAATAGTGTATGTAACAAAGATAGGATTTGAAACTGAGAAGGAACTTAGTTTCTTCAAAATCGCGTGTCCTATTTTAGAAACAAGATAAATTACTATACGTTCTTGTTTAGGAGACTTTATGACTGAAGAAAACAAAGATATTAAAACAGCGGCAACCGGCGGACAAACCGCACCCGCACAAGAAGGCCCAGATCTTAACATTAATGATCTTAATGCCTTAAAAGTTATTATTGACATCGCCAGCAGCAGAGGCGCATTTAAACCATCTGAAATGGTAGCTGTAGGACAGACATATTCAAAATTAGCCGCTTTCTTAGATGTTGTATCAAAAACAGCAGAAGGAGCAAAACAAAATGGCTGAACTTAAACACGTAGGCCGTGTTATCAAAACCGGCAAAAAAGTATTAGTAGCATTTAGAACGCTACCAGGTGCATCAGACAGATGTTTGGTTATTCCAACTGAAAGTTTACCTGATAGCTACCATGACGCACTTATCAATTTAGTTGAAAGTAATGCTGGTCAAAGTGCTAACGAATTTGCAGAAGTATTAGCTCGTACAAATTTTCCAGACGGTAGCATTATGCTTGCGGCACTTCATTCGCAAGGCAGAATGTCATCAGTTGGTACTAGCGAAATTGAGATGTGTCCAACTAATAGTCACACCGTGATGTTATCTGAACTCAACTCATTGATTGCTGAACAACGAGGTGTTACTGTTGATAGTCTTGCAGTACAACGCCCATTAACTGATCCAAATATCGAAATACGCGAAGTTGCCACTGTTCGAGAAGTAGATCCACCAAAGTCTCAACCATTTACTGCAACCGAAGCAACGTTAACCGAACCACTAAGTGACGACGCTATGGCTAAGAAATACCGCAGTGATGCCGATCGCCTTAGTAAAGAGGCAGCACAGCTTAGAAGAATGGCAGAAGACTTAGTTCCAACTACTAAGAAGAAAACAACGGCAGTTGAGTGAGCAGACAAGGGAAGTCACTCCCAAAAGATGTTATAGCACACTGG